TTTCAGTGGGTATTTATGGGTGGCATTCCGATGAGATTGCTGCCCTTTGTAAATCGAAAAGAAATTATTCACGTGCCGTGGGTAAACATTTACGAAATGCCAAGAACATTTGGATCTCTTAATATCAATGCCGTAATCGCACCACTCGCACGTAATGAATTCAATCGTGCAAAATCGGATATCAAAATGCTTGAGGCTGGTGCATTAGGTATTCCCGGAGTATATCAAGACATGGAACCATACCAAGAGGCGCCGTTCAAATTCAAAACAGGCGATGAAATGATTTCTAAATTAGAAACACTGCTTAAAGATAGAAATGAATACCTTAAGCAATCAGTGAAGGCGCGCAAATTTGCAGAGAAGAGATGGCTAGATGACCATCTTGATGAACATGTTGAGATGCTGTTCAAGATGCCAACCGAAAATAGACCAGCCATCGCTAATAATGGATTCAATGTATAATTTGCTTGATTAATGAGCCACCACATGTTATGATATCTCATGTGGAGAAATGTTTACTATGACAATAGCCGCAAGAAGATTTTCTTGTGGAGTTGGGATAAAAATGGCAAACGCAAAATGTATGATTTTGAGTATGAGCCATTCTTGTATGTAGAGACAAACAGTGCTCAGTATGATGCAAAAAGTCTTTTCAATACCAACCTTAAAAAGATTGTATTCAAAAACGAATCAGCAAGAAATCAATATGTAAAGGATGCAGGCATTCGTCGTGTGTTCTATAACTTGAGAGCAGAGCAACAATTTTTACTTGATCTTTATCGCGATAAAGAATTTGATTGGTCTCATTTGCCATTCAAAACATTTTATTTGGATATTGAAGTTTATACTGCAAAGTATAAAAATGATAAAAAAGTCAAAATACGCAAAAAGATAGACACACAAAAAACGCGGGGAAGCAATATCTAAAGCAAAAAAAGGAGTCAAAACAAACCAAAAACAATTAACATCGTCAAGACTTAAAAAAATGTCAGACGAAGAATTTGAAATCTATTTATCGAAAATTAATCCATGCACAAGAAAACGCATGATACACTACCGAAACAATGAATGAAGTAATTGAAACAACATTGGGTGAAATCCGTGGAAATCCGCAACTACTTGAGCAATATGAAATCTGGGACGAAGAGACAAAGGAATGGACTTCATATCATAATTCATGCTATACTCATCAGTCAGAATTTCCAGAAGCAGACGAAGCAAAACATCCAATCAACGTAATCACAATTTATGATAACATATCTGAAAGCTTTTATAGTTGGGGTTTACATCCGTACGAAAAATCTGGCATCAACGCCGCGTTCGCATCGCAAGGAATTAAAGAGTTGGATGTTCAGAGAATCCATTATACCTATTGTAGAACCGAAACGGAGTTGCTCCAAAAATTTCTAGAGTTTTGGTCTAAAGATTATCCAGATGCAGTAACCGGATGGAATATTGAAGGGTTTGATATTCCATATATCATTAATCGGATTTCTTATGTTTTGGGAGAGGATGAAGCAAAGATGCTCTCTCCTGTGCGCAAGCTTTATGTTCGACAAGGAATTGCTACAAAGTTTGGCAGAGAAATTAATAAGTGGTATATTCGAGGAATGACTTGTCTTGATTATATGGACTTGTACAAGACCTTTAGTAGAGGAGAACAAGATTCATATTCTCTTAACAACATTGCAGCAGCAGAGCTTGAAATTGGTAAATTGGCCCACAATGCGTCGGATTTGGCAGCGCTTGCTGAAAGCGATTGGAATTCATTTGTTCATTACAATATTCATGACGTAAACCTTGTCAGATTGTTGGACGAAAAATTGAATTATGTTACTATTGCGAGATTCTTAGCTTATAAAGGATTTACCAAAATCGAAGACTCATTGGGTAAAATTATGATAGTGACTGGTGCGATGTGCAAGGAAGCTAATCGCATGAATAAAATCATTCCGACATTCAATGCAGTTGCAACACAAGAGGATTATGTTGGTGGATATGTCCGAGAACCGCAGCGTGGGTTGAATGAAGCAGTTGTATCATTTGACGCCAACTCCCTATATCCAAATACGATCATCACCCTGAATCTTTCACCGGAAACAAAAATCGGTAAAATCATTTACAGGGATGACACCGAATGCAAAGTAAGATTTATCAACAAAAAAGAACAAGTATTTACCATAGACCAGCTTGAGGAATTTTGTACAAAAGGAAGGCTTGCATTATCACAAGCAGGTGTTTTGTATCGTCAAGATGTCAAAGGCATTTGTCCGACTTTTATTGATTCACTTTATCAAGAACGGGTTGTTATCCAAAACCAAATTGAACAGCTTGAATCACAGCAAGTAACACCAGAAATTAAACATAAGATTAAGCATTTGGATCAGATGCAGTACACAATCAAGATTTTCTTGAATTCTGCGTATGGTACTTATGCGAACAAATACAGTCCGTTCTATGATATTGATATGGCTGCAAGTATTACGGAAACAGGGCAGGCGGTTATTAAACAAGCAGCATCGATTGTTAATAAATTCTTTGTCGAGGAAAATGGTTTGCCGGATAAGGATTATATCGTATATGGAGACACAGATTCGGTTTATTTAACTATTAAAGATTACCTCACAAAACATAATATTCCGATCTTAAAGGAAAACGGAGACGTTACAGAAGAATGCGTTGCAGCAACGGATACACTACAGTCATTCATCAATGATAAAATTAATCATTGGGCGCGCAATACATTACATTCAGTAGATCCGCGATACTTCTTCAAGAGAGAATCAATTTGTGATGTTGGTCTTTTCTTGGAAAAGAAACGGTATATTCTTAGTGTGAGGTATGATGGCAAAAGAAACAAACACAAATACAAATATGTTGGTGTTGAAGTTCAGCGCAGTACATATTCAAATGCTGTTAAGAAGTTGATGAAGGATATCATTACGACCGCGTTTAAATCAAAAGATCGTGCGATTACTGACGCAAAGTATAGAGAGTGTTATGAGAGTTTCAAGACCTTACCAATTGATGATATTGCATTGCGTTCCTCTATTAAAGATTATGAGAAATATGCTTCACAGTCGAACGGATTCAATATTGCATTGCATACTCCTATTCATGTCAAATCGGCGATTTATTTCAATACATTAATTAATACATTGAATTTGAAATCAAAATACATGCCAATCATTTCGGGCACAAAGATTCGGTATGTATACACAGCCCAAAACAAATACGGGCTCAAATGTATTGGATTTAATGACACAATCCCACCAGAGTTCGACATTAAAATCGACACAGAAAAAATGTTTGAGAAGCTAGTTGCACCTTGCATTGAAAGAGTGTATAGTTGTATCGGCTGGCAAATTCCAGACATGAGCAGACAATATCAATGTGATTTTTTAGATCTTTTTGCCTTATGAAAATAGCACACGAAGCACCAATAGCAATATTAAAACAAGTACAGAAAGTAACGCACTATGAATATGTTCTAGTTCATCTTTTAGATGAATCACAAGAATATAAAGACCATTTCTACAGCAAAAGCAAGATTCCAGTCAATCAGCTAATACTTGATAACAGTATATTTGAACTAGGGCATGCTTTTGATTGGGATAAATATGCAGTACATGTGCAGGGATTGAATCCTACTAGGTACATCTTGCCAGATGTTCTGGGAGATAAAGAAGACAGTATTCATAATGCGAGGGTTTGGATGTCGACATATCATGACAAATTCAACAGGTCTCCACGTAATTTGTTACCAATGGCAGTTGTGCAAGGCCAATCAATGGATGAGCTGACCGAGTGTTATGTAGCATATTACAAAAATGGCATTAGAAATATCGCCATCGGATTCAATCATGATTTCTTTGTTAAAGATTCAGAGACTAGAGACTGGGATCAAGCAAATGGCAGAATTCAATTTGTGAAACATCTCAAAGAAACAGGAGTATGGAAATCGGATTGCTATCATCATTTGCTCGGATGTTCTTTGCCAATTGAATTGGGATATCGAGGATATAATGATATTAATTCTGTAGACACATCAAGCCCAATTCTACACGGATTGCTTGGTATTAAATATGACGCATTGGGAATTTATCAGAAGAAGAAAATCAAAATGAATGATTTGATTCATAGCGAGGTTTCTGATGAACAACTGCAAATTATACTTGATAACATAAAAACCTTTAGATATATTACTGAATGAAAATTTGTATTAGCGGACCCCAATGTGCGGGTAAAAGTACTCTAATGCGCAAACTTAAAGAGTGCGGTAATTTTGACCAGTATCATTTTATTGATGAGCCTGTAAGAAGGCTGGTGAAAGAAAAGAATATTAAAATCAATCAAGATTCGAATTATGAATCTCAGATGACTATTCTTGAGGAGCATCATCGTAATATCTATAGACATCCGAAGTTCATCACCGACAGGGGTGCATTAGATGCGTTTACGTACGCTACGCATGATTATCTCATTGGAAAATATTCATTCAAGGAATGGAAAACATTCTATGAAATTTATGCGGAGACTATGCATCAATATGATCATATTTTCGTATTACCACCTCTTGAAATGAAAGATGACGGATTTCGGTCATTGGATGTTCAATGGCAGGAGCAGATCTACAATCTAATGTCAGATATTGGCTATCGGTGGCTAGATATTACAAGCACTCTTTCTACGCCTATTTGGCAAGTTCCGCAAGGTAACCCCGATAGTTATGTTGAATATATTTTAGCTAAACTAGATCAGGAGCTCTGGTAACAATGAAGACTTATCTATCTTGGGATTACGTAGAGGAAAGTACTGAATCATTAGCACAAACGCTCGTTACAGATTATTCAGATAAGCTAAATGATTTTGTAATTTTGGCACCATATTATGGAGGGTGGCCTGTAGCCACAATGACAGTCAATGCGATACGAAATTTGACATCCACCGAATTCAAACCACCAGCAATTAATGAAACAGATCTAATTCGTCTTAATCTTCTTTCATTGTTTAATTCTCAAAGGTACTTGGTTATATTTGATGATGTCCTGGATACCGGAAAAGTCATTAATAATATTATCTGGAGAATTGATCATGAGTGCAGATCGTTTATCAATACAGATAAAATCCATGAACGAATCATTGTCGCCACGATTGGTCGTAAAAGAAAGTGCGAATGGCCATGTCGGCATATTTTCAACACAGAATGGAAGTTAGATGAATGGATTGTATTTCCATGGGAATAAATTATTATATGAATACATTTTTAGAATACATCAACACGGCGGAACAAGAATCAATTTTAAGAGAGTCGAAACAAACCAATAAATTTGACATCAAATGGCAGATTGTTCGAACAGACGCTAGAGACATCAAAGACCCGAGCAAAAAACTGTCATTCGTTCTGAATTTCCTTGAAAAGAATCCATCAAAACAAAACTATGATAGAGTAGCCAATTGGGTTAAAATGACGGGTGTTT